TCTATCAATACTAAAGTTAGTTGTTATTTGACTCTTACGTCCTTGATATCCTTTACCTCTAGTTCCACGTCTAGCTTTAAATGTAAATGGTTGCTCGCAATACCTACAAATTCTACCATCTGTTCCTGGAAATTTTTCTTTCATATTAATGATGTGATTCATATACAATCGCCAAAATTCTTTTTTATCTATTTTAGGAGCGTGTCCACCATACTTTATATAACTAGGTTTAAATTTAGCAGTTATACATCTCGTTACATATCCTCGTTCCGAGTTCATGTAGGCAAAGTCCTTGTCAATCCGTCGTTCGTCGTAAGGATCCTTATACCCCATTATAAAACCAATCGATTCATTTTTTCTAAACAAACTTTCTTTCCACCTTTTTCTAATAGTTTAAAACCATAGTAAGTCAAAGCTTGAGTAATATGTTTAATGTCATAAGTATCTACGTCATCAAAAACAAATCTAGCTCCAGGGTTAGATCTATTAGCAAAAAATAAAGCTTCGTTTAAAACAGCCACAGTAGTATGAGGCCCATCAAAATGAACAAAATCATATTTGTTTATAATTTTTTTATCTCCCTTATAATAAATAGGCACGCCATTACCAAACGCATTAAAGTATTCTTGGTCTTCTAATTGAAACAATATAAAATTTTCGTGTTTCTTGAATGCTTCTAAAAAATTCTGTTTCATTGAATTAGGGTACGTTGGTATCTTGTAAGACCCATCATCATTGTATAATAAATTACCTTCAAAGTCTGTCCATCTAGGAATTGTACCTGGAGGTGTATCAACGTGATCGTAAATAATATCTCCGTAAGGATCAATACCAATGTGAAAGTTAGGACGGTTCTTTAGATTTTCCATGATAACATCAGAGCCATAACCTTCTCTAACTCCTATCTCTACAGTTAAGTAAAAGTCTCGAGGGCTTAATTGATCCGCCCATTTTGCAAGTAAGTTATACTCAGCACTATCTCCAGTAATCATTAGTTCTCCTTTATGTATAGTTTTGATCGAAGAGATCTAACCTCTTCAATTAATTTTTCATTGTACTTATGTAGCTTTTCGTTTCTAAATTCTAATATTTCAATTCGTTTTGTAAGATCGGCTGGACCCCGATCATCTGTCGAGGTCCCCTTCTTTTTTAGCAGTTCTAATTTTTCAACTAGTTTATGGTATTCTTTTATGTCGGCTTCTGACATCATATTCTGTGCTTCATCAACCCATTAAATTTTTTAAGTTCATGCTCAGAAATATTTTGTAAACCATTGGTACGGTTATAGATTTCACGGGCTTGATTAAGTTTGGCAGTATTTTCTTTGTCAAAATTTTTAGCCTTATTACTATCTATAACCTCAAAATGTTCCTCTTTAAGTTCCGGCATCACGATGCTTTTTGACCTTTAACTTCATCTGTAAGCAGCAAAGGTTTTGCCGGCTCTTTGATGTAATCAAATGCATCATTGATGTTAATAAGAACTTCAAACTTTTTATTGTCTGCTGGTTCCTCTAACATCTCTGCACCTACTTTATATTTAAGTGCATCTTCCAATGAGTCTGCTTCTTTTATTACACTCACTGAATCTGTCGCTCCCTTGTACGAGAACGTTACTCTTCTGACTAATGTATATTTCATACTTTCCTCCTGTATTGGTTAGTCTTTGATTTTGCCATTTAAACGTTTGGCTTCTTTGTTTACTAGAATAGTAACCACCTGGGCCCTTGATACGTT